GATCTCCGAAAGTTTCTGTTAATTCTCTTTGTGACGAGATTAAGAAAGCTGTGTTGGCGTTAGCAGTTTGTGTGCCTGACGCTGTTCCGTCTCCAGCTCCGTTATTCTTGTCCTGTGATGATGCTACTATGAATAGTGGTGTTGTACCCGCATCTGATGGTACATAAAAGCTCTCGTTTATTACTGAAACTTCTACTCCTGGTGATGTTAATGCCATTTTTCGTATTCTCCTTGCAAGTTACGTATATACTAGAGTTATTTATTCAATCATACGGTTTTGCTGACATAATTTACCGTTTTCGTGGTGCCTATATAGGCGACGTAAATACACATATGCAGTACAAGGATAGACCGTTGTGTACGGAGTGTAAGATCAAACCCAGAGCCTATGCCTACAAGAGATATGGCAGAGTGTATTGGCGTAGTCGCTGTGACACCTGCATCAGGAAACGGGCTGGCAAACGGGTTGGAGGTGTGACTGCCTTGCAGAGATCAGGGTACAAGAAGAAAAACAAGTGTGAACTGTGTGGGTTCAAAGCACAGGCCAAGGCACAACTAGATGTGCTCTTCGTGGACGGAAATCTTAGGAATACCAGTGTGACTAACTTAAAAACTGTTTGCGCCAATTGCCAAAGGTTGGGCAGTACCCGAAGACTCGGGTGGCGAGTTGGAGATCTTGTCGCTGACGACTAGGTTGTCTATTTTTGAATACAATTCTTCTTTTGTGCCATTATTTTCAATGATAAAATCAAACTCTTCTTTTGCCCATGCGTATTCTGAACTGTGTATGTTTTTAGGTTGTATGTTGCCTTCAACGTAATCAACGAACCAGTCGGGATCCGGTCCTCTTTTAACAAGTATTATTTTGCCACCTTGTTCTCTGATCTGTTTTACTTCGTTGGGGAATCTTGTGTCTGCTATCACTGTGTCTTGTCCTTTGTATCTACCGATACAACTGTCAACCCAAATTCCGTCGTACATTTGACCTCTCATTACTTCAGTACCAAAGTATTGCAAAACCCATCTCGGTGTAGTTGGTTTGCCAAATTTCTCACTCCAGAAAGCATCTGGTTTTTCTCGCCACTCTCTGCTTTCTTTAGTATCGCCTTCAAGCATTTTCCTGTCCCAATTGAACATTGAACTTACTGCATCTTTCAAACTTTTAGCAAAACTGTCTTTTTGGTATCCATGTCTTTCTACAAGCCTGTCAGAGACAGTGCCTTTTCCAGAACTTATTAAACCTAATACACCTATCAGCATAAGGTTTATTATACTATTTTTTTAAACGTTTTTCAATCTCTTTGATTGCTTTTCTCACAGATTTTAATATTGAGGATCTCAATGTTTTCTTGCGTTCTTTCAACGCCTTTATGCTCATTGTTTCTAAATTCTCTACCAGATTTTCCAACTCATCTAGTGTCAGGTCACAATATTTCTTATAATTGGAGACTTTCATAGCAATGTATTTAAATGGAGTTTGGTAACAATTAACCAATAACAAAACTGTGTGGAGTGCCACCTTCTTGGAAGTTTCCTATGTCTGCTTCCAGTCTTTCGATTTCTGCCTGGCCTTCGGTCTTCAGTGCATCACCGTTCAGTGTTGTGCCACCCTGTGGACCGGCAATGGTATTAAATTTACCTCTTGCTTCACCTAGCATTATTTTTGATACAGCAAGAGTGTAATCTCTGATCCATGGTTTAGAATAGATGTCCTTGAATAATGTGATGTCAGGTCTAAAATTGTCGGTGTGCATCAGTACAGTTTCATTGTCTGCTCTTGGTCTTTGAGTTATAGTAAGTTTTTTAGTTGCAACGTCAAAGTGGAATTGTATAAAACTTCCAAACATTTTTCCTATCATTTCTTGGTACGATGCAAAAGCATAGTAAGTTGCTAGTCCACCAGTTGCACCCGCTCTCAAAAGGTATGTGTTTGTGTAGGCCAAGTTGAAAGGTTCAAACAATGTTCCACCTTCTCCACCTTCAGTTCTTGAACCAACTGTTCTCCTGTTGAGATTTCTAACATTGATTATTTCATCCGGTAGTATGTAACTGTTTTGATTTTTCTTTAATTCTAAGAATGCATATGATTCTTCAACAGCATTTGAAGATCTTTGTCTAAATTTGTTTACTGCTCTTTCTAGTGCCGTTTGATAGTGTTTAGGGTCTAATTCTACGTCAATCATCCCGTCACCGAGACTGTTCTTAACGTAATCGAAAATTTCCTGTTGTCCTGTTTGTAGTTCTGACATACTCATATTTATAGTCATTGCCTGTGCAATAAATATGTATGATATGCCAAGATTATCCATTTTCAAGCCTGAAAAGGGCAATGACTACAAATTCTTCGATCGTAACATCAGAGAGATGTTCACGGTGGGAGGAACAGACCTACACTTCCACAAATACGTAGGTCCATACGATCAAGGTGACACAAACAAGGACGGTGCGGCAAGTCCTACACAACCGCAATACTCTGGCGATAGCCTGAATGAAACAACGATTCAAGATCTACTATTTTTAGAAAATAGAGATAGAAAATATGACGATGATGTCTATGTTGTTAGAGGAATTTATAATGTACAAGACCAAGACTTTAATCTGTCACAGTTTGGTATGTTTTTATCCAATGATACCTTGTTCCTTACAGTGCACCTAAACGACATTGTTGAAAGACTTGGTAGGAAGCCAATGTCAGGTGACGTAATAGAATTCCCACACATGAAAGAAGATTATTCATTGGATGAAAGCATACCCATCGCACTGAAAAGATATTATGTTGTGGAAGATGTGAACAGGGCGGCGGAAGGATTTTCACCAACATGGTGGCCACACCTGTTGAGATTGAAGATGAAAACCCTAGTAGATTCTCAAGAGTTCAGAGACATACTCGGTGACGCAACAACAACAGGATCGCTGGCAAGTTATATGTCAACGTTCAACAGAGAAAAAACAATCAACGATCAGGTTGTTGCACAGGCAGAAGCGGACTCTCCAAAAGCAGGATTTAATTACAAACAATATTATGTTGCACCTATAGACGAAAGGGGTAACATCAGAACAGAAAATGTTAACACAGAAGACCAACGAGCAAGTAGCGATAGAACAGTGAATGCAACTATCGACACTCCTGCTTCTTCTCATTATGGATTTTATTTAGACGGAGATGGTGTTGCACCAAACGGAAACCCGGCGGGATTTGGTATAACGTTTCCAACATCGGGCGTGGACAACGGTGACTATTTCTTAAGAACAGATTACTTGCCTAACAGATTATTCCGTTATGACGGAGCCAGATGGGTTAAAATTGAGGACAGTGTAAGAATAACTACAACGAACAACGATTCAAGATCAAACTACAAAACAAGTTTTGTAAACAACGCTACAGAATCAACAATCAATGGTCTGACAACAAAACAGCGACAATCGTTGTCTGATGCACTGAAACCAAAGGCTGACAATTAAGAATGCTACACTTTTACGAAGGACAGGTTAGAAAATTTTTAACTCAATTTATAAGGATTTTGAGTAACTTCTCTGTGGAAACGGGCAGAGGCAGTGATGGATCTGTGAACCTGAGAGCTGTACCTGTAGTTTATGGAGATCCTACAAGACAGGTCGCAAACATTATTAGACAGAATTCTGAGAACACATTACAGTACGCACCAAGGATAGCGGCATATGTCAGAGAACTGAATTATGACAGGGAAAGAATGCAAAACCCTTACCATATTGAAAAACAGCATTTGAGAGAAAGAGACGTAGACAGTGACGGAAACTACACAAATCAGTTGGGAGCAGGATTTACTGTTGAAAAAGTTATGCCTTCGCCATTTAGATTAGAGGTGTCCGCTGACATTTGGACAACAAACACAGATCAAAAATTACAAATAATGGAACAGATATTGTATCTGTTCAACCCAGATTTCGAAATACAGAAAACAGACAACTACATTGACTGGACTAGTTTAAGTTATGTTGAATTAACAGGAACTACATTTAGTTCGAGGACAATTCCTGTTGGGGCAGATTCAGAAATAGATATTGCAACACTTACTTTCTCAATGCCCATATGGTTATCACCACCAGTGAAGGTTAAAAAACTAGGTGTTGTTCAAAAGATCATCATGAGCATATACGACGACGATGGTGGCATAGCAAAAGGACTGATCGATGGAGAACTTACATCTAGAAGTTACATAACACCAAACAATTTTGGTTTATTAGTAACAGGAAACCAGTTGAGATTACTGGGTTCAACAGGAACAAATGTCAAATCAGGTGGCGATGGATTCCAAACAGGCGCCAACGAACCTAACAACTTTGATCCATTTGAAACATTTGGTCCAGCAGTCAATTGGAAAGTGTTATTAGATCAATATGGAAAAGTAACAAACGGTACTTCACAGATAAGGTTAACACAACCAAACGGAAACGAAATTGTTGGCACTATTGCAACAACAACGCTAGATGACACAATT